GGGCCAGGGCTACCCATCAGAGGCCGCAGGTATGAAAATGTACCGCGTCAGCCGACAATACGATTACGACAATGGGGCCATTGATGGGGAGGTTGATGCAACTGTGGGCGCGGCAGTTGACGCACTGGTCAGCCAAATGCAAGACCCGCACCGAACAGCCATCCACATCAATGCGCGCAACCTCAAAACGGGCGCGCATGTGTGGGGATCAGCCCGCATCACTTGCGACCCAGTAGAGCGCGCCGTGATCGTGCTTGAGGCTCGGAACCAGTTGATGCGAAAAATGCAGGCGGCGGGGTTGATGTGAGGGTGTTGACACCGCGCTAAAACTGTGCGTTAATTGGTGCGGGCAAATGCCCATAAAACCCGCTTAGAGCAATCTGGCGGGTTTTGTCGTTTATGGCCCGGCGTCATCGCCTCAACCAATCGCAGCTCGCTGTACCGACGCGATAGCACTGCCGGGCCGCCATTAGCCGCCGTTTCGGCTGCACCAGGGCGCAATGCCCATTGCCGCAGCCCAGGCGCAGTGCAGGCAGCACTTGATATGCCACAACGCCCCAACGCTTAGGGAAGCAACCCGCGAACTCCTTGCGGGCTCTGCGGCGTGCGGGGATTCTTCAGCGAGCAACCCTAAGGGATTCGCAATGTCCAAAGTAGAGCCCACTAGAAAGCGCATCAAGACAGGCGGGCGGACGAAGGGTGTCCCCAACAAAGCCACTCAAGAGTTCCGCGAGACGGTTCAGAAGCTGCTTGACGATAACCGCGCGAACGTCGCAAAGTGGCTGAAGCTGGTTGCAGAGGGCGACGACATCAAAGACGTGAAGCCAAACCCTGCCAAGGCCCTTGAGCTGCTTTCTAGCTTGGCCGAGTTCGCGGCGCCCAAGTTGGCGCGCACTGAGCACACGGGCGTAGATGGCGGCGACATTAAGACATCGCTAATCGTCACATTCAAGTGAACGTAGAGTTCCCGCAAAAGCTGCGCTGCCTGTTTGAGCCCAGCCGCTACAAGTTCTTGAAGGGCGGACGAGGGTCGGCAAAGTCCTGGTCTGTTGCGCGTGCGCTGCTGATTCAAGGGGCGATGCAACCGCACCGCATTCTTTGCACGCGAGAAGTTCAGAAGTCCATCAAGCAGTCTGTTCACCAACTGCTGAAGGATCAGATTCAAGCGTTGGGCCTGTCCTCGTTCTATGAGGTGTTGCAGACCGAGATACGCGGGGCAAACGGCACAGCCTTTCACTTTGCTGGCTTGTCTGATCAGACGGTTGATTCGATCAAGTCGTTTGAGGGCTGTACGCGGGTCTGGATCGAAGAAGGCCAGACCATCACCAAGCGGTCTTGGCAGATTCTGACGCCCACGATCCGGGCGGATGACTCTGAAATATGGGTGACGTACAACCCGGAGCTAGAGACGGACGAAACGCACCTGCGCGCAGTCAGTGAGAAGCGCGACCCGGACACGGTGACGGTTGAGATCAACTATCACGACAACCCGTGGTTCCCGGCTGTGCTTGAGAAGGAGCGCCAGCACGCACAAAACACCATGACGCCCGAGGAATACGGGCATGTATGGTTAGGGCGCTGTATGCCTGCTGTGGCTGGCGCAATTTACTTCAACGAGATTGCTCAAGCCGAGGCGGCGGGGCGCATTGGCCGCTTCCCGTATGACCCAGCGCTGAAGGTGCACCGCGTCTGGGATATGGGCTGGAACGACTGCATGGCAATCATCCTGGCTCAGCGCAATGGTTCGGCGGTGTCAGTGGTTGGGTATGTGACCGGCACACACAGAACAACGGCTGACTACATCTCCGAGTTTAGGGGCGACAAGTACAAGGGCTGGAATTGGGGAGCGGACTTTCTGCCCCATGACGGCTTCGCAAACAACAGGCAGACCGGCAAAGCCGATGCGGACATTCTGCGCGGGTTAGGTTGTGCTGTCGCGCAGACGCCAAACATGGAAGTAGAGCAGGGCATCAGGCAGGCGCGCCTGTTCTTCCCGAAGGTCTATTTAGACAAAGAGGCAACCGCCTCGATTGATCCTGAGTTGCCCGGCTTGGTTGAGTGCTTGAAGCGCTACAGGCGGCGGATCAATCAGCAGACGAAGACAGCAGAAGCCCCATTGCATGACGTGCACAGCAACGGCGCCGATGCTTTCCGCTACTTGGCGCTCAATGCCGAGCAAATGACTAACGAGACATGGGGCGGCGCCCTGAATTACGGAACCCTTGGGATCGTATGAACGACAAACTACGCACCGTCCTTGATCACGAGATTGAACGATCCGTGATCTGGGCTGCGTCCACGATCCGCGAAGAGCAGGAGCGCAATCTTGCGTACTACCTGGGCTTGCCTATGGGTAACGAGGTTGAAGGCCGCTCGCAAGTCGTATCGTGGGACGTTTTCGAAATTGTAGAAAGTGCGTTGCCGTCATTCCTTGAGCCGCTTTTCGGTGGCGACAACATTGCTGAGTTCCAGCCTCAAGGCCCCGAGGATGAAGAGAAGGCCAGGCAGGCTACGGACTATATCAATTACCTCGTGACGGAGCGCAATGAGGGATTCATGGTGTTCTACACCTGGATCAAAGACGCGCTCTTGTCGAAGGTCGGCGTTGTCCGCCCTGAGTGGCAAGACCAAGAGCCGCAGCGGTGCGAGTACGAAGGATTGACACAAGAGCAAGTCACGCTCTTGATGCAGGACAGCCGAAATGAAATCATTGAAGCTGAGATTGGCGGCAAGACTGAGAGCGAAGGCGCCGAGCCTGGTGAGCCAGCCGACCAGATGGAGGCAATGTACCTCATTCAGCAGCCCATACCCGTCTATGACGTGACGGTGTTGAAGCATCGCCCAGGAAAGGTCAACCTGCGCAATGTCAAGCCGTCCGAGTTCATCATTTCGCAAGACGCGCGCACGCCTGATGACGCAAAAGTCATTGGTGAAATCGTGGTGTACACACGCTCAGAGCTGAAGGAAATGAAGCTCAAGCGCTGGGCTGATGTGTCTGACTACGATGCGCCTTTTAGCGCTGTGCAGTACACCGAGCCTGACGGCCATCAGGCGTTTTTGCTGTCAGATGACGCAGCGGCTTTTGAGCTTGAGCAGGTCCGTTTGTTCAAAGGCTTTGTGCGCTGCGACTGCAACGGAGACGGCATTGCGGAATGGCGCGACGTGCTGGTGGGTGGTGGCCCTGACGATATCCTGGTCGACGAGGAGGCGACCGGCCAGGATTACGCAGTGATCACGCCCATCCCCATCCCGCATCGCGTCATCGGCATGGCCTACGCTGACCCGGCCTCAGAGATTCAACGACTCAAGACCGGCCTAACCCGCCAGTATCTTGACTCGCTATATCTGGCGAACCGCCCCCGCACTTACGTCAACATGCAAGCGGCTACTGGCACGCCGATGATTGAGGACATGCTGAGCGACCGCATCGGCGGGTTGATTCGCGGCAATGGACCGGCGCAGAACGCATTGCAGCCAATCCAAACGAGCCTGGTAGCGAATGAGTCGTTGCAGGGCTTGCAGTTCGCCGACACGATGCGTGAAACCCGCCTTGGTATCACGAAGTACAACCAGGGACTTGATGCGAACAGCCTGAACAAGACTGCGACCGGCATTGGCAAGATCATGCAGGCGTCAGAGATGCGACTCAAGACGACGCTACGGATCATGGCCTACACGGGGTTCAAGCGACTCTATAAGACGATTCTGCGCCTGACCAGCCAGAAGCAAGACGTTGCCGATGTGATCAAGTTGCGCAATGAGTGGGTGACGTTCAACCCTGGAGACTGGGATGATTCGATGGATTGCAAGATCCAACTAGGCAGCACGAATGCCGAGCGCATGGAGGAGATTCAACACTTGCAGTTGTTCGGCCAGTTCATGCAGCAAGGTGCCCCGGTTGGTGTAACGACACCGAAGAACGTCTATGAGTTCGGTAAGACATTGGCGCGCGCTTCCCGATTGATGGGCGCTGAAGAGAAGTATCTAACCGATCCAAGCGCAGGCCCACAGAAGCCACCAGCGCCGAGCCCCGAGCAGATCAAGGCGCAGGCCGATATGCAAAAGGCGCAAGCTGAAATGCAGGCCGATCAACAGAAGTTCCAAGCGCAAGCACAGATTGACACCAACGAGGCAGACAAGCAGCGCGCCCATGAATTGCATTTGGAGCAGATCAAAGGCGCGCAGGCTGAGCGCTTGAAGCTGTTTGAGCTTGCGTCCGGCATGCTGGCGCAGATCCACGCCCCGCAGCCTGGCAACATCATGGACGGCACGCAGTTGGATAACGCAGGCCAAGTGATCAACCCTCAAGATATTGGTCTGGCCGCTGACGCTATCAACCAACTGGCCAGCCAATTGCAGCAGCCGCAGGGGTACTGATGAACGACCAGCAACGCGCGCAACTGGCAAGGGCAGAGCAGGCTAGGCGGATCATTGAAGATCCCGTTGTGCTTGAGGCTCTAGCAATGATCAAAAATGCGATTCGCGATCAGGTGTTTGACCTGCCTGTTGAAGCCCACGAACAGCGCGAAAAACTGATCATGATGGACAAGGCCCGCGCACAGTTTGAAACCATCTTCACGATGGCTGTGTTTGGCGCAGAGGTCACAAAGTACGAATTGACAGCACAGCGCGAAGCTGAAGCACGACTTGATGCAATCCGAGAACAGGCACGCAACTATGCAGGCTGAACCCAAAAAGCGCGGCCCAAAGAGCAAGGCCGAGAAGGTCGCAGAAGCGCTCACAGTGGCTTTTACTGCTATCGAGCAAGGCAATGCTACATCCGTTGATGAAAGCGCGGCTGAGCCCGTTTCTGTGGATTTTGTGGCGCCACCGATTGAGCCTGTAGGCATGACGGTTGCTGACTACATCAAAACAAAAGAACGCGACGGAAATGTGTTGGTGGCCGTTTGGCACCCGGAAGCACAAGACGGCGCGATTCATTCCGGCATTTACTCCGGTGTTCGCTTGTACCGTGGCCCTCTGGCTGCGCAATACACGGACGGCACCAAGGACTGATTCATAACCCGGCCTGGCACGGATTTGCCAGGGCATCAAGTTAGGACCATCCCAAGGGCTTCACAGTAATGTGCGGCCCTTTTTCATTGGGCGTCACACCTTGGTGATTTGACTTGGACTAGCAATGTCTGAAGCACTCTCGATTGACGATTTCGCGGCGCAACTGAGCCAGGCTGATCAGCCGGAACAACCCGAAGGGGACTCTGGCCCAGAAGATCAGGATGTGAGCGAGTCGGAAGGTCAAACACCCGAAGGCGAAGAGCCCGAAGTTGAAGCGCAAGCCGAAGACGAAGGCGACGAGCAGGACGAACAACCGGAAGAACCGGAATCGTCTGATGACCGGGTGGTCAAGTGGACGACCGCAAGCGGTGAGGCGTTTGAAGTCACTGAAAAGGAGCTTCAAGCTGGCTACATGCGTACCTCTGACTACACGCAGAAGGCGCAAGCAGTCGCAGAAGAACGCCGCCAGATCCAGCAGGCGGTGCAAGCGCAACTCCAAGAGGTGGAACAACTCGCTGAAGAGCGTGGGCAATTGGGGTTGGTGCGGCACGAGTTGCAGCAATACCAGGACGTCAACTGGCAGGCGCTGGCTCAAGAAGATCCAGCCTCATACCAGCATCACCGATTGCGACTGCTTGAGCTGCAAGGCAAAGAGCAATCACTGATCAGTGACATCACGGTCAAGCGGCAGAAGTTCGCCACACAAGCGCAAGAGCAGCAGCGCTCAAACATGGCAGAGGCTAACGCCAAAGCGATGCAATTGCTCTCACAACACATCAAGGGCTTCGACTCTGACGCTGGAGTCCGTCAGAAGGCCATCACCCGCATGTCAACCGCTGGCCGTGAATACGGCTTCACAGCGGATGAACTCAGTGCGGTGGTAGATGGCCGCATGTTGCGAGTCCTGAACGATG